TGAGCCGCCTCCTAGACATATGCGTACTGTACGGACTTTACCTCCCGCCGCGAGTTTGTCAAGCGCGCCGCCCCCACCGACGCGCCGTTGTCGGCGTGTAAACACGCGTACTGCAGCGCGTCACAGTTGTGAACCAACGCAGGTCCGGCGTAATACGTGTGCGTACGGGCGGTCGTCAGGTTATACACTCTTGCGCCTACCAAGGGATAGTCCTTTCGCACGACGGTCAGCGGCGACTTTAAGCCCGTGCTGCCGATGCAACGCCTTAGTAGCCTCGAAAACAACCATAGAACCGCCCGCCGCAGCCCACGCCCCCACACGCCATCCCTAACGTTAACGATCTGGCAGTCGTCAACAAGTTCATCCGCAGGAATAAAGCAAGGATTAGTTTTATCGCCGACCGCAAACGGGTGGTCACGGGTACACACCAACTCGGAGCCGTCACTGAGCGTCAGTTTCACCAGTCCGTCAGCAGGCACAAACCGCGACCCGGCCGCGACAACGACGTCTATACCGTCAGCCACCGCCACCGCATCGCCTACAGACAACTGCTCGACCGGCACATAGCCACGGGGCGTCAAAACCGGCGTGCCCGCGACGAAGCATAAATCTGACCACGGATGCGCCTTCTCAGGCGTGTCATCTCTAGCCCCTTTGCTATTGATCTTGTAGCGGTACTTGCTACGCAGCGCGTCGATGAGCAGTTTACACCCCGGGTCGATGAGCAACCCGGCCTTGCCATCGACCATACGGCTAAGGAACGCGTCAACTGCGGCGATCCGTGCGGTGATGGTGTTAGTCTGCGCGGGCACGACCCGAAACCCCTCTTGCCTATAGATGTCGGCCACTGTCCGCTCGTCGGTCTGAGCGCGTTGGAACGCTGCGGGGTCGATCACGACGATGACCTGCCGTCCTGCGAACTTCCCCGTCACCAACGGCTTGAGGTGCTCCCGCACGAAACGCAACGCCCCCATCTGCGCTGTGACGCAATCGTGCACCAGCAAACGCCCTTGGTAGTCCTGCTGGCACAACACTGCCGTGGGGGTCAACCCCGCGTCCACCCCGATGATGACAGGCGAACTGAGTACATTGAGCGGGGAATGGGCGACGTGGGTATCCCGACTGAACGCGCTGAACACCGGCTGCCCGGACAGGCTACGCCCAAACTTGGCGTGGATATAGACGTCGATCCAGTCCTGCGACTTACCCTCGGCTTGGTTCTCATAGTAATCCGCCGGAAGATACTGCAGCCAGTCGGCCTCTGGAGACATGCCAGACGGCTGGAAAAACACCTCCACGTTCGATGGCGGGTCCGACAGCAACTGCTCCCAAAACGTGTCCATGTCCGGCGGGTTGGTCATCCCCCACAAGTGCGCGTTAGTCTTGCCGTCATCCGTCACACACCCGCCGATGGCGTGGCCTTTAGAGTCCGTCCCCCACTCCTTGCGCGGCGGCACCATAGATTTATCCGGGTAACGCCCAAGGCGTCCGTGCAACGCGCTGTAAATATCCGGGTGAATCTCGCGGAACTCATCCAGCACCGCAAAACTCACCTGCAACGACAACAGCCGCCGTACATCATCTGCGTCATCCAGCCCCCGAAACAGCACCTCGCACTCTACGTCATCGAAGCGCAGCGTAAACCGCATCTTGGTGCGCTCAAACGCCCCCGCGACGCCATCTGGAAACCACTTCAAAAAGTCGGGGATGGACGTATCGTGCAGCTGCTGGTTGGTGTTTCGCACCCACACACATCGCGAGCGCCGAATCCCATCGCGACACGGTGCCATGCGCTTGGCATGGTATGCAATCTTCATGATGCCTGCGGTCGTTTTCGTACTGCCGACCGGCCCGACAATCAATGCAGTGTAGGCTTCACTGACAAGGAACCCCTGCACGGACGGCGGGGGCGTATAGACGACGGATTCACTGGTGGGGGTGGCCATCAACGCCCTTTATTCATGCGATCGAGCGTCTGCGCCAACCGCGCGCGCTGACCCAACTTGCCCGGAGCCTTCGCAGCCTTCTCCAGCATCGCTGCGGGAATCTTCTGCCCCCGCGGCACCCCCAACTGCCGATGCAACGCGCCGGGGCGCTTGATCGCATTCTGAATCCACTTCCCGGGTTTTTGCTGTGACATCGACAATCTCCTGCTGTGGGCGGTTGAACACGATCTGGACGCTGAACCCGGCCCCCGGCGTCACCGCCTGAATCTGCTTGGGAACTGCGTCACCGAGCTTGGACAAAAACTCAATCCACGCCTGCCGCTGACTCACCGGCACGTTTGGGTCCGCCATCCGCTTGTGCATCGTCATCAACTGCACAGCCAGCATCTTACGCGCCGTCACAGTCAGCAACGACGGGTCGTTACCAACACGCTCAAGGTCGGCTGGGGACAAACTGGTTTGCGACGCTACCGCCGGATTGCTCTGTTCCATAAGACTATGCTAACTGCGGGCGCATATTAATACAAGTAGGGGTGCGTCTATGGTGGGTGTGATGTGAGCGCTTACTAACTTTAGGTGGGTGGGGGCGGTTTGCGTGCTGCGGTTACGGATTTGTTACAAATTGAAGCCAATAAGAAAATTTGGGGCGTGTTGTGAGCGGAGTACGTAACCCCCACACCCGTCCCGCACGTCGTGGTCCCACCCGCCCCCTAGGCCGGTCGTAGCCAGCTCGATATTGATATTTTCTATTGGTGTAGGCCGCAGGCTTCGCTAGTAAGGGCGCCAAGCCCTTCACTAACAAGCCCCCCCGGCCGCCGCAAGCGATCGCGCTTGACGGGGTGCTCATTAACAATTCGGCGCATGGGCTAAGTACGCGAATCACGCTGGCGCCCATGCCGTATTCTACAACGCGAAAAGTTGTAGGGGTTTTGCTAGGCGCAGCCTGCCCGTGGGGGACAGTGCGTCTAGTGGAGCCTAACTATGGACATCATCAAATACGACCCGGCCGCCGTCGAAGTGGCCATCACAAAATCGAGTAAAGGCAGCTTCGCCCTGGCGATCGCCTTCGCGGGCCGTGAGGCTCGCTCTACCCTCGCAGCAGGGCTGTACGCGCATTGGCTCGCAACGGGCCAATATCGACCCGTGGCACGCGATTTGCTGGCGGTCCTGCCCGCCAGCGTGCAGACTGTGGCCGAGGCTATGCTCCCCCAAGCTGGCCCCATCCCCAAGGCCACGCTGCAAAGCGTGGCCGCGCTGGCCAGCGCTGTGCTGGCGAAGCGCAAAAAACTTAGCGGGCGCGCGGCGTTCCTCGCTGCGCTGGCGCAGCGTATCGCTGGCGGGGAAAACGCCGAAACCGTGGCGCAGCAATGAGCGCGCGCCACCCATACAAAACCCGCCGGCCACGGAGGGTTTTTTTCATCTACCCGCACGAAGCCCGAAGAATCGGGCTCCCGGCGCTGTCACCCGCTAAGGGCGACACCGACAAGGTACTGCTAGGCGGGCTTCCACCCAAACCGCCGGATGGCGGGTGGCAATGGATGCCCCCGAGAGACTAACGTCAACCGGCCGGCGCATTACGCGCCGGTTATTTTTGCGCGGAACGGTACGAAATTCGTCACGCGCGCTTCACTAGGGGCTGTATGGATTATCAGGACAAAATCGTTTTGATCGGCTGCGCGTGTGCCGCCCTGGCGCTCGCAGTCTTGGCTACGTACGGGATTTTGTGAACTACGTACGTAGGTACGTACAAAAAGTTAATAAGAATCGCTCGCAACTGCCAATAAGAGCGCGCACCAAACTGGGGCAGGGCTTATTGGCTTTTTCTTATGGGCAGATTCTTATTGGCTTTTTCTTATTGGCTTTTTCTTATTGGCTGTTGTTTTTCTGCAACGGCTTATTGGCGTTTTTCTTATTGGCTTATTGGCTTTTTCTTATTGGCTGTTGTTTTTCTGCAACCCGACGGCTAATTGGCTTATTGGCTTAAATTGTAACAAAGCCAATTGCTGAAAATTTAGGCAATTTTTTGCCAATAAGAATCTGTCTTCATCTGTCTGTTGTTGTTCTAGTTAGTATTTTATATTTCTTATTGTCTTATTGTATTCAAAAAAAAAAGTCTCTACGCCAAAAAATTCGGCGTGTTAGTGGACACTAACTTCTAATTGGCTTTATTGGCTTCAAAAATTTTTGCCGCGCAGCTCTTATTGGCGTAGCAATAAGCCAATAAAACGTAAGTCGTTGATTTTAAAGGAAAAACAAATGGCTTTGCCTATTTTTTAAGCAAAGCCAATAAGCCAATAAGCCTTATTGGCGTTTTCCACCCAACCCGCACCATCCCGGTGCATTTTTAGGAGAGAGCATCATGAAACTGATCTGCGCCCATGCCGACACTTGCCTGCCCGACTACTGGGGCGGGCACCATCTGCCGCACGTCGCGGTGCCGGTGAGCCGCGACACCACGTTCGCCGACTTGCGTGCGGCGATCATCGACGAACTGCGGGCGGGGGCATTGGCCGGTGCCGACGCCACGCCGGAGGACACTTACGAGAACGACGAGTGGTACTACGCCGCGTGCGAGGCAGTCGAGCGCGACGTGCAGCCGCCCGGCCGTGGTGTCGAGTATCCGTTCCACGATCTGGATAGCAGCGAGGATGAGGGCTCGGAGTCGGTGTACGCCTACTTCGTGTTCATCCGGGAGGACGACTGACATGAGCATCGTGGCCTATTCTTACTTGGCGGCTCTGCACTGCCCGCACTGCACGCGATCCGCGCTGCGCGCCTACCGCCAGCAGATCATGCGGCCGTACCCCGGACCCTCGCGGCTTGATGAGCACGGCCTGCCGGACGACTTGATCGACCGCGAGGGTAACCCTGTGCGGCCGGTGTTCTCGACCGACGAGATTGCGCCGGTCGCGGTGTGCGACGACTGTTTTCGTCCTCTCATGGAGAACTGACCCGTGAAAGTAACCTTCCACGCCATTGGCGACAAGCAGCTGCACCTCTTTTAACAGCTACACCGGGGCGCGTATCACTACCCGCACTGGGCGGTGGTGCAAATCTACCGCCGCAGCAACGCCCGCGCCACGGCGTGGGACATCCA